CTTCTCGTAAAAACAAACTCGATATTCTCATACTCCAAAGGAACCTGTTTCTTTTGCCATGCGGAGCAGATCACTTTCATCATATTATCAAGTCCCGCCTTAAACTTTCGTTCCTTGGTTATGGCCCTGAATTCTAAACCCAACAATTTCCACTTCCGACTCTCTCCACTTTGCGATTGCCCGGAGAACTGTTCATCTGTCATATCGACACTTTTCGAAAATTTATAGATGTTGTCATTAAGAGTCTTTTTATGATTCTCAATGAAAGTCGCATCCACTTGCTTGGTCAAATATCTGGCATCTTCACCTTCAGCCAAACCCAACGCTCCTGTTTGCCGTAATAGTTCAAGAGTTTCAGGTGAAATCTCAGCACCAAATATCAACAGGTATGCCAACCGAAACTCCTCAATCTCATTTTGAACATCGCTGGTCAATCGGTCGTATGCATCAATGAGAGCTCTCACCTTTTCGAAGTCAGAAGTCTGAAGATTGTTGTTATTAAACCTGATAACCGGCACGAAATCAAACAGATGTGGCCCCGATTTCCCAAACAATCCGGAAGTGTCAGGTACAAATATCCCATTGTTGTCCGTCACATAATAGCTAACATTTGACTTGTCGTACCATTCAACAACTGTTTTCTCCCGGGTTGTATTTCCGACTTTTTCGGTGATGCTGTAGTAAACCATGGCATAAACAACTTCTTGAATAGTGGCATCCTCAACAAAGATCACTTCCCAAGGATTTAGGTTCATCACCCTCTCATGTGAATCGGTGGCAACATAGCACAATCGGGCAGCATAACCACAAATCGAAGCGAACTCACCAGTTATCGAGTCCAGATCCTCAATATTGTTCCTCTTCCTGAATGATTTGATTGCTCGTTCAATTCGATCTTTGTCACCTTGCGTATATTCATCATCATCAATTTTCCATGTAATGGGTTTACCAAACATGTAGCCGGTAATTCCATCTATGATCTCCCCGCGATAATCATTTGCGAGTTTGTTATTGAGTTTCTTCTTATCCTTAAACTCCCTTTTGTGTATGGGAACATCTCCCGCGTATTCGCGGTAATCATTGATCATCCGTTCTCGAATTGGTTTATGTTCCGCAATTAAATCTGAAATAATCTGATGGTTAATTTCATTACCATAACTCTCAATCATCTTTGAAACATCTCTACTGTTCATGCTATTTTCCTAATTTAATCTTAATACTTGATACCTAAAACTGCTTTTGCCTCTCCGAATCCCCGTTTTGCTCTAACCCAATTCCAGTAAACAAAACTATCTCCTTTGTTCGGGCTCCTTCCCAATCTCTTTTTAATCGTTTCTTTCGATTCCACTACAATCACCTTGTTGTTCGTCTCGAACTTTGGAGCCGAGAGATCAGCGATCAACTCAGTGTCATTTGGCATTGCTATTTCTCCACTGCGAAGATCTTCGCGACACTGCCACCACATCTGTGATCTCAAATTGTTAAACTGTTCTGCTTTGTCCTTTAGCTTAACAGGTGCATTACCTGACTGAATATTGATCCCTTTGTACCGCAAACCATACTCTCTTAAAGTATTTACCGTGCCGGCTCCAACTCCCACACCATCCACTCCCACACGCTTTTCCGAAATCCCTTTTTCCTTCATCAAACGATAAACCTGATGCCCAAGCTGATTCGCGTCCGGACATTGAAAATCTTCAACATTAAGGCAAACATTCTCAATTCCCAAGGCAATTGAAGCCTTGTCACCTGATTCTGAATTCGCAACATCCACACCCATTGCCCAATTTCCCAAGCCTGCCCCCCCTTCGTCCTGTGGAATCCGCGGATCTGTTGAACTATCTTTTTCCCACATCTCAAAAATTTTCCCAAACCTCTCCACTGCCTGCAGACACCACTCAATTCTGATCAGAGCATCCGAAGCCTGGGCCGGTGAAATCCCCCTTGTCCTCGACAACGCCATAGGTGAACCTTCACCAAACTTGTCGATAATCCTGTTTACACCTTCTTGACTTGTCGCACCAGGGATGTAGAGTGGATTCCCAAGAACAATGTTTGGATGGTCGTATGCGCTTATCCGGATATGTTCCACTTTTGGTAGCGCACAAAACCTGTGAAGTGAATCCAACTGATGATCTGGATTACCAAATGCAAGAATGAGGTTATGCGGTGCCACGCTCGTATTTTCGAATGCGTTTATTATAGGCAACGGAACCCCCGGCGTTTCCTCAAGAATGATCAACATATGCTCAGCATGGAACCCCTGCGCCTTGGTATTACTCTCCTCATTCGCCTTAACCCCGGCAACAAATCCAACCGCCAACCAATCATCCTGCCTTGGATTCATCCTCAGCTTCAGGGAAGTATATTCTCCCTTCCCAAACTTGGGATATAGCTTCGAGATCTCTTTCCAAATATGAAGCATTAATTGATCTTGCTTCGGTGCTGTTGTTACTACAATGCTGTTCTCAAAGCATTCTAAAAACCAAAAAACTATCAAAGCCCCGAAATGTGTCTTTCCCGTTCCTGTCGCAGATTCAACACCTACCCATCGGTTATTTACCAATGCATTCGCTACTGCCAAAAACGGGTTTGGAGTTCCATCCCACATGTGCCCCTCATACTCAGGAATCAAACTCCAATCTATCGTCTCTCGCCTGATCCCCAGCCTCTCCTCAAAATAGGCTAACGGATCCCGTTTGTAAACCTCAATCCGCTTATGCTCCTCGGCTCTTCTCTCTTCACGCCGTTTCCGAAGTTCGAGCTCGGCAATTGCCATTAGTGATAGTTTGCTCATTCATTCATTACTCGATATGCCCGAGGGTCCACCATAACAACCTGAATATCAACACCTTTCGCCAGTTGTTCTAAACCAAACTCTGTGAATCGGCTCATATCGATGTTCTTTGTGATCGTTTCGGATTTCTGCTTGTCGATATAGAGCCCGAGGAGCTTGTCTCTATCTTTTACAGCTTCGAGATGCAACCAATGATCGGGTGCAACCGTGTATTTTTTCTCTTCCTCATTCCACAGACCTTTTGCCTTCAAGATTAACAACTCACGATCCATCAAAGCTCTTTGAAGTGCGTTTTGAGTCTCGTTTGAGGTCATGCGCTTTAGATCTTCTTTTGCAGCTTTAGTGTATCTCTGTGCTGTTCTCTTCGAAACTTTGAATTGCTTCTCGACCATCTCTACGAGCTCGCCCTGTCTCTTTCCTTCAAGATAGCGCGGATTTTCTAAGATCAGATTGATAACCCCGTCAACTCGGGACCATACAATTTTTTCAGTGTTTGGCATTTCTATCCTCTTCTGCTATCATACATGCAAATTGCCAATTACGGCAAGTGAAATATGATGGCCCCCGCTCTTTAGCCAGTTGTTTTTGCCACTGTGGAATATCTAAATTGCTTGATGGAGATATCCATTGTATCGGAATCTCTTCAGCATCTTGGATTAAAATTGATACTCCATTGCGCTCGAGCTTCAGAGTTTTACCCGGGACATACTTGAATGCAAGGTGAAAATTGTTTGCCCACTTCGGTGGAGTTGCCACTCCGCAGAGGTAGTAATATTTTGCTGGAAATTCATAAAGATCAAATGGATCGTAGAAAGGTAGATCAGCGGCCACAATTTCGCTATAGTCTCCAGTGAGGCACCTTCCACAATGAACATTGAGATTAACTCCTCGGACATATTTCAGCCATAGGTATCTAAAGTTTCCGGTAACATCGAGTTCAAGGATTCTTGGGTACATTGCGTTCACTCACTAATTTCATCAATAATTCAACTAAGTTTTTATGTTTGTTATGTTTGAATCCGTTTGGATAATCCATGTTAAATTCAACTTCCAAAGCTTCTCTATAAGCTTCTTCTGAAAACTGCTTCGGGCCCTTGGCAACGGCGTAATGTTGACTACTACTTCCCGAATATTCCATGGTGTCGAAATAGGTTCCAACTAATATAAGGAAGGATTCCTTACTGTGGAACTTTTGCATAGTCCACACTTTTTGGCGGAATGTCGCTGAGAAATTGTTTTCATCAAGGAATTCAATGATGCGCCCTTTCGAGGTGCTCTTTGTCAAATCATATCGGCAGTCTGCTGACTCTTTACACCTGGTGGCCATAAAGAAAGTCCCTTCAGGATGCAGTAAAGCATTGCAAGTAGTCATTACGAAACGCTCATAGTCCATTGAAGTTACAGAGTTTATCACGCTGTCAAGGACAACCACATCAAACAATCCGAACTTTGTTAAAGCTTGGTAAACACTGTCAATATCTGCAACCACTTTGGAAATCAGAATTTCTGAATTGGTCTTTTTGAAATACGGTTCATATCCAACAATACGAAATCCTTTGCCTTGCAAGAACTTTACATACGCCATCTTACCGGCACCAAAATCAACTGCTGAGTGTTCTTTTTGAAGATATTTTAAGACATGAGTTTCGTACAAAGTTGAACGGAGAGCTTCCTTTTCGTCATTCTTGACTCTGCTCATTTGGCAATGATGTTGCACCCATGGTTTGATATTCAGAGCTTCATAGTGGTAGTTGCCGTAATTCTCATTCAGTAACTTACAGAGATCCAGACCATCGCCTTTAACCTTGTAAACCAGAACCTTCTCTTTGAACCGGGCCATGCCGAGAACATAATCCGAATTGAGAATTACCCGGCCTTCCTCATCACAGACCACAGATCCCCAATTGCCATACCTGATATAAAGATCGTTAATGCTCTTTACGATTGTTGCATTCAGGTTTTCTCCAACTTCATAGTTCTCAAACTCGACAAAGCTATAGCCAAATGGGAGCTGATCAGCGTTTGTTATCCGAGCATAACTCCTGCTTGTTTCGATGGAGTTGTGAAAAAGGTTAAACTTGATTTCATCATGAAGTGAGATGTTGCCCAGAAGTATGGCCGGAACTTTCTTAATCCCAATTTCTTTCATTGCTTTGATACGCTGGTGACCAGCTGTAAGCACGCCATTTCCATTCAGGATAATGGGCTTTACTACGCCGTATCGAGATAAAGACTCTTTCAATCTCTCAAAACTCCCGGGTTCAATCCTGCGCGGGTTGTAGTCTGCAGGTCTTAGATCGGCTATAGGGTAGGCTTCTATGAACTTCATTATTTGCCCTCAATCAGGTATGATACAAAACCTGAATTAACCCGGTGCCTGTCCACATACCGTTCATAACAGTTTATCA